GCATACAATCTGTTTAAGCTCGTTATTCAGATTGCCAACAGTAACCGACATAGTGAGCCTTTTATCCGTGGAATTTTCGGCTATTAAAGCAAGGAAATCTCCATAGGAATCTTCTCCCTCATATCCGTCAATGAACACGAGTTCAAAAGAGCCTTGTACCCTTGATACATATCCGCCACGATGCAGATGTTTGCCTGCATCTTTCCACTCGTTATAATCGTCCACGCTGTCAACCTTGTAGGATTTTTCCTGCACATATTTAGTTACATCGGTATCGCCAATTATGACCTGCATACTCTATCCTCACGCAAACGCACTTCTGTTGTTTGATTTGTAATACTCGGTACTCTTTTTTCTTACAAGATTAAAGATACCCTCGGAATTTGCCCCGATTTCAACAGGGTCTTTGTCAACGAGCATTTCAAGGAGTTCAATAATCCTGCTCTTCTCTCTATCTGTCCCCATTGTACCATTGTTTGACTGATTTGTCACACCTACTATCGGCTCGGAGAAATCAAAGGTGTTATCCATCGCATTTTCAACAGCATCGGAATTGTCTTCAACGCCGATAGCGAAGCCCTCGTCAATGAATTTTCCGTATTCTTTGAATAGTTTTGACGGAGAAGCAATCCCAAAGAAATCCTTAAATCCATCGGATATCTTGCTTGCTACATTTCCGACTACATCGGTAACAGCCGATATTTTACTCTTGATACCGTCAATCAATCCTTGCAGGATGTTCTTACCGATTTCTTTCATCTTATTGATTTTTTCGGTAAGATTGTTCTTGATTGCGTTCCATATTGTAGACACGGCATTTTTAATCGTACTGCCGATATTTTTTAAGCCATTTCCGAGCGACTCAAGCAATTTTTTACCGCTTTCAGCCATTTGTGGTGCGGATTTAGCAAATCCCTCAACAAGACCCTCGATAATCTGCGGAATCGCACCCACAATGGCAATGATTATTTCGGGAAGAGCACCAATCAGCCCGACAAAAAGCTGTATCCCTGCGTCGATAAATAACGGAAGATTTTCCAAAATGGCAGAAATAACGCCTGTTATTATTTCGGGAATGGCTGAAATTAGGCTTGTAATTATGGTTGGCAGGGCTTTTACAATCGCTAATACTATGCTTATCACAGCTTGCAGAATCTGAGGGATGGCACTGACAATAAAATTCACCACGCCAACTATGATATCTGGCAGGGCTGAAAGCAACATAGGCAATCCCTCTGTCAGCAATGAATCGGCCAAAGCTTCCACCAAACCAAGCAAACTGCTCAAAATTTCGGGCAAATGGTCTAAAAGCCTGCTAACAAGCTCTATCACGGCACTCAAAAGTTTTGGCAAAAGCTCGGGCAAGGTTTCGCTCAATGAATCCAAAACGGTTGTTATTATTTCACTCGCCGTGTCAATCAAATCTGGCAAGGATTCGGTTAGCCCGATTGCCAGTTCTTTAATAACGGAAATTCCTGCTTTTAGAATTTGGGGGGCATTTGAAGCAATGGAATCTGCCAGATTTAAGATTATCTCTGCGCCCATATCCATAAATTCTGGCAATTTTTCGGTAACATTTGTTATGGCTGTATCTATGCCCTCTGATATTTTTTCAGCACCAGATGCATAATCCCCAGAAAACATATCGGTTAAACCGCCCATGACGGTTGTTATGCTTGGCAGAAAATCCGAAAGCATATTCCTTGAAAGGCTCTGTTGTGCTGTCTGCATATCCTGCAACTGGTCTTGGAATGATGCAGATGCTTTTACCGCTTCATCCGATAACACACCGCCTAATTCGTGTACTCGGTCACGCATAGCTTGCGTATCTTCTGCGGATGTGTTAAACAATGCCCCCAATTCCATCGCAGAGCGTCCAAGAACCTCATTGGCAAGTGACGCTCTTTGCGCACCTTCGGGCATATCCTGTAAAGCCGTAATGACCGTTTCAAGCGCAAAGTCGGAGTCTTGAGCCATCTGCTCTATTGTATCAATGCTCAATCCGGCAGTTTTTGCCAACTCTCCGATACCGCCAAGACTATCATACAGAGCGTCGCCTAATTTACTGGAGGAATCACTATATTCCTCTTGAGATATAGTTCCTTCATTAAATGCATCTTTTAGGTTATAAAGTTCTTCGTAGTAATCCTCTATTTTACTCGGAGCGGTAGAGAGGTCTTCATTTATCTTTTTAATGCCCATTTTCAGTCCGTCAATTGACGCACCGCTATGTTGCATGACGGCATCCCACTCTTGGTACGCCTCGGCACTTATGCCTAATTTCTGGGAATTTTTATCGATATTGTCGCCGTATGATGCAAGGTCGGTAACTCCATCCACAAGCGCACCGCTTAACGCCGTTACCCCTGCACCGACAGCACCCACCATAGCTCCGACACCTGCGCCGACACCTGCGCCGACTTTTCCAAGCCCTCCGAGGATTTTACTTCCAACAGATGAAGCACTGCTTTCCGCACCCTGTAAGCCCTCTTCATATTCACTTGAATCGAGTGACAATGTAGCCACTAAATCAAATATATCCATATAACTATCCTCTTAATTTCGATTTTATGCCCTCTATTATGCCCGTAGCAGTCCTTGTTTCGGTCGTAGGGTATAAAATATCATATAAGCGAATTGAAAGCCCTAAATAGCCTTTTAAAGCGTCTGAAATATAAATACGGTATGCCTCTTCACGCTGATATATCTTACATCGTGATGAAACATACCGCATAAAGGGCTTTAATTCTCGCTTGCCCCTGTATTCTCCATAGCAGACGAAGAAGAGGTCTCTTCCATTGTCTCCGCCTGCGATGAAAAAAGGTCAAGCAACTCTTTGTCATTTAGCAAATCAAGGAGCATTTTCGGAATCTCGGCAAGACTTGGATTATATGTTGCAATGTCCTGCTGATTTAAGATTGCAAGTATTGCCAAAATGGATTTTTGGTGTCTCCGCAATCCTAATTTTACTGCCTCGATTTTGTTCCTTGCCCGAATTAAGCCCACAAGAATCTTATCTTGTGCTATCTCGCTTATAGGGTCTATAAGGTCTGCCATTGCATCTAATGCCTGCTCGCCTTTGATATCCGAAAGTCTCATAAATTACTCCTTTATACTGTGGTCGCCGTGGCTACGATAGTAACATCGCCCGTAACGCTTGCTATGCTTACAGTTCCTGCAACATAGGCGGTAGCGGTCACATCTGCACCGCCCATAAGCACGATTACATTAGCAATATTATAGCCTGTATCTGCGGTAAGGGTTGCAGTAAACGCCTCGCCCGATTCTACATAGTAGCCGTCAAACGATGATGTAACATGTGAAAGAGTCTGTGTAACCTTATAACTTGCCTGTTCCTCGGCATCCATTGAGTAGAATACCATGGGTACTTCTTTCTGTGCATTGATAGATACATGACCTGTGATTGTAATTGCAATCTGCCCTTTGCCGTTCTTGGTGGTCTGTAAGCTGAATCCACCTGTTGAAAGTGCATTCTTTAGCTGTACCGCTACAAGTCCGCCATCGGCTCTGTCTCCTACCCACCAAATATCCGAGAAGTCGGTCTGCTTAAGGTCTGCCCTGGGGGTAATCTTTCCATTCTCTGCGTCGATATCGGCGCATCCGAGAGCCATTCTGATAAGCTCGGGGCTTGTGCCAAGTGATGTGGTGGAAATCTGGCATTCCCAACTATCAAGGTGCTTAAGCTCTTTCAAATTGACGGGTACATTGTCGACATCTTCTCCGAGGTCACTGAAAGTAGGTACACAACTCGGATTGATACCGCCTGTGGTAGCACAGATAATGTCTTCATCCGCAGGGGCTACAGGATTTGCAGGATTGAACCTCTTAAGAAGCACACCTGCATCAAGCTGTAAGGCATTAAAGGTATCCTCGGGGATTACTGTGAATCTTCCCATTTTTTTATTCTCCTTTCATCAATAAGCCGATAGATACTCGGCTTGTATGTTAAGGTACATCCTGCGTATCATATCATCGTTAGGGTCTTCCATTCGCTGTGCAAACGGTGTTCCCTTTGCGATGTAAAGCCTCCCACCGTCAAATTTAATCGATGGGGGATTCATACCCACAATGTACCTTGCGATTTGTTCGGTCTTTTCTGATATATCTTTCCAAGAAGTAGAATGATACCACACCGAAGCATACATATTTACCACATTATCAAGGCTATCCGTTGAAACAGAATAGGTGATATATGGCATTGTTGCCGACTCTGGAACGGTGGTCTGTTCGTATGCAGGGATGCCGAAAGACTCCCAGAAATTCTGTAAGGCTTGTGCTTTATCCATTAGGCAACTCCCATTAACTTGTTGGCAAAACAAATTCTTCCGCACTGACTTGACGCATATCAAGCGTAGCACTTGCAGGAGTACGCTTGTCATCGCCGTCAGATGTTACACGGAATATCTTGTTATCTGATAA